AAACTATCGATACGAGTGATTACGAATTATCTCAGCAAATGCGTCAGCTAGACGAAATAGAAGAAGAAAATGATGATGATGAACCAGCGCCACCACCAACGCAGGCAAAGCTTGTATCCATGCCGGCAACACCACCAAAACCCATGCCTGCAGCTGCTGCACGACCAACTCCACCTCGCCCAGCATCGCCGCCGCCGCCCATGGTGCCTCCAGAAGTATTACTAGCGGCTTTGTGGTCCAGACAAGCCGAAGCGTTGGCCGGGACGTCGCCACTGCCGCGGACGTCGAAAATTACAGAAATTTTTGACGATCCACCGGCAGTAACAGCACCGCTTCCAGAACCACTGCCGGCAGTAGTAGAAGAGGTCAATGAACCAGAGGACATTGTTTCACAATTGGCCGATGCCGTGGCCGACGATGAACAACGCGACCTACCTGAGTTGTCGAGTAGTCTACCGGACACACGCGACGTCACGGGTCTACCTGACGCCTTGAAACGCGAAGCCGACGCCATTGACGAGGAAATTCGACAATTTACCCACGACAATGAAGATGAAGTTGTGACCACCACAGTGGAAAAACCTTTAGCCGCACAACAGGCGAAAAAGAACAAAAAACGAAAACCCTTGTACAAACATCCGGCCTTACAACCCGATTTTTTCTGTCAAGACGGTGTTTGCTCCATTAAGCCAAAATAAAAAATTCAGTAATTTGTGTGTATCTGTATGCGTGTATATCATATAATAAATGAAGGAAGTCGCGGTCGATATCGCCACGGCGCCGCCTCGTCACAATTTTCCATTCGAATACGTCAACGACCTGTCGGAATTGAACAGAAAACGCATAGTAAAGGTGGAAGAAACTCGAAAAGATGTACGCGACACCTTCGCCAAATACGAAAAGAAATTGGGCAGACAAAAAGGCTGGGCTAACTTTAACGAATCGATACGTTCGCTCGTCAACGTGTGCGCCATTCCCCTAGTGGCTACGGCCGTCATCTTCCCCATTTCAGTAGGCGTCACCGTACCCTTGGCTATTGGCGGACTAGCGGTGACGAGTTGCTGCGATCTCGCCGAAGAACGCAACAAAAATAAACAGACGCGATACGCCAGTATAGTCGCCAGATCGCAAGCGACACTGTCGCATCTCGATCACGTCGTCGACAACGTGCTCACCGACGGCATCGTCACCCAAGCCGAGTACGAAATCGTTCTCAAGAGTTATACCGATTTTAAAAAAAATATCCTCTGATTAAAAGCAAGTTGATATCTTACACATTCTTTCTTTATGTCTAAGTTAATATGTGTTCCGCCGTAACCAATACCACCATGATGCCTTCATCTTACGACAACGGTTCCTTCTTTTGCACCACAAGAACAATGGTGGGAAAGACTAGATTTGCCAGCGGTAAAGAAATAAAATTGAACATTGTAGAATGTATGGAATTGTTTTCCAAATACATCTTCAACGACAAAAAGGTTAACAGCATCATCCAATTGCGGACGGGTTTCAAAAACGCCTTCACTTGCGACCTCTACCTTCTCAGTTTCAACAAGCAAATTTCCATGAAAATTTGTAAAAACGGTTCCTTTCAATTCACAGGCAATATTACCCTTCAGTGCGCTTACGAAGCCATTCAGTATGTTATCTCTTTACTTAAACTATTGTATCCCAAAATGTACGAAAATGATACTTGCGAAATTTATATTTACGAAGTTATGAGTAATTTTGTCCTTGACCTTAATCGTCCTATTGAACCCGACAGTCTAATGACTTTTTTCCAAACGATAGCTCCTCACTATAATAACTACACGTGCTTCAATTCACAAACATCCGGCACGTTCACGTGCAAGTACAACGTCGGAACGACCGAGGTCATGCACCGTAACGTCAGCTTCTTTGACGAAGTCAGCTTTGTAGAGCACGTGCCTTACAAAGATTGCGTCAGCAGTAAAAAATTGGGTCTAGATGAACGCAAAGACTATTACATCACTTTTCTCGTTTTTCAATCGGGAAAAGTTATTGTGAGTGGCATCAACGAGACGATCGTCGAACGCGTGTGTCGCGATTTTTGTCTCGTCGTGAAAAACTATTTCGACACGATCGCCGACAGTGGCGGCTGCATATTTCAGCACCAGCCATTGGAAATCTCCAAAAAGATCATGAAACGAACGTGTTACGAAAAAATTTCACTCGTCAAAATCGAAGACGATCAATATATAATTGTCCGCGGCAAATCAAACTACGTCAACAGCCGCAAATCCAAACTCGCCTCCAAATATTCGTTGTGTAAGACTATTTACGAAAACGACTGTTTGAACATTAACGTTTGCAAAGAACTGAAAAATATGCTGAAAAACGATAAGAACGTACACTTTAGCAATGTGGGAATGACGACAAGTCTAGACGAGAGCATCATTATTAGCCACATGGAAAAGTGTAACACGGCACCAGTAGAAGTACCAGTGGCCGGCGGCACATCAGTGGCTGTCGGTTAAATTTCAAAAATTTTAACATCTTTGAAATTTTATTCAATGTCCCAATCGCTGTCGATCGACGGCCACACTGTTGGCGTGAAACGACAGGAAAGTGTAAAACAAGACCATCAATTTAAAAGGAATCGTTTCCAAGTCGAGAACCATGTTGATGTAGTCGTCTTCATCGCAACGAACGGCACCGACTTTGGTCGCCGTTTCGTCGACAAAATGGTCCACAATTTCCATCATGATACATTGCATGTCTAATGTTTTGTTACATTTCAAAATGAAGGCTCGCATTTCTCTCGGGTCGACATCCATGTATTTTATCGAGGCTTGTTTAATACACTGATATAACTGAGACATTTATATTATAATTTTTAATTCTTTGGCCTTTTCAAAATCTTCGTCAGTCAAAGGCGTAACTTGACCATCACCCAGATATTTACCAACCACGGATTTCTTATCCAAAACGAAACCCTCGTACACGTACAGTCCGTACTCGTTCTTTTGCATAGTGATGGTCTGAGAAGGGAAAAGATTCTTAATCAATCGATCACCGGCTTTGACCACAAATGGAACCAAAAGTTTAGTCTGATGGTGAGGATGAACCAAATCTGGACGTTGAGATTTTTTCTTAGATTTTTGTACAGGTTCTGAAAGTGGCGGCGATCGGTCCACTCCCGACGATGGCGCTTTGCGTTTGGGACCGACGGTGAATTTACGAGGCGACGTTTGCTTGCGTTTACGTTCCGATGATCCGACGAGAGACATTTCCGACATGAGCTGATGCAGAGGAACCGGGGGATGGGGGGTAAGAAAGCGACGACGAACGGCGACGGCGATTTTTCGACGCGGCGGCGAAGGTGAAGGCGTCAGAGGCAAAGAATCTACTGGAAATAATTGTCTGACGTGTGACGGTTTAGATGTATCCATGCTCTTTCAGTTTCAAATCCAAAAACGATTCAATATCAATGACTGTATAGGGAACTTCAATCAAAACAATATTGTTTTTCAAACACAAATCTCTTTTAATTTGATCCCTATACTTTTGATTGAGAAAAGCGTCACGCGACGAGTGAAAATGAGGCACGTAGTGGTAATGCTGTTTACCTTGATATTCTACGGCGAGAGCCAGCTCAGCGTTGTAGCAGTCCAATTCGAGATCGACTTTAGTGACGGGATTGCGCAAAAAAGTGGGACGCTTTTTGGGAAAGGGTCGATTGAAGCGCTCCTCCAAGTGACGTCGGCAAGCCAATTCACCGCGACTGTCGGCCGGCGCGGTTGAAGTACTAATGGACGTGTCTACTGGTCTGAAAGCGTGAGGAAAACGTTGGCGCCAATCGCTGCCGAGCAAATGGGGGTCGCTAGTGCCGCGAACGCCGCGGGCACGTCTGAAAATGGCGTACACGCACAGCGTGACAAAGGCAATGAGAAACAAACGACCTTTGCCAATGTTTCGCCACCAGGATGTCGGCTTTTTTCTCATGTCATAAAAAGATTTTATTAATGAGAACCCTAGTGAAATAATTAATCTTAATTTTTCCAGAATAAAATAATTCGAGGAGACATTTGGGATGAATGAAACCGCAGCCGGTAGATTCGGCATCGTTTCCCGTATTTATCCTAGGTAAAACGTCAACGGCGTCAACGTGAGCGAAAAACACGCACACTTGACGGCTAATGTTTTTGTACTTGAATTTGAACATGTTGCGCGTCAGTTGACTCTTATCCAACTTGAGGTTGGTCTCTTCGAAAAGTTCACGAACGGCGCACTCGCGCAACGATTCGCTTTCGTTGACGATGCCTTTCGGAATACCCCAGTAGAGATTGTACGATTGATTGATTAAAATACCGCGACGACTGACGACGCAAACGCCGGCACACTGTTTGGGTTTGTCGTCATCTTCGTAGAAATCGGCCGTGTCCTTATAGTCCACGTTCAAGACGCATTGGCAATTTCTGAAACAGGTAATTGCCATTTAATTCTTTTTCGAGCTTCTTGAGCGTCTTTTTCTTTCCAGTATTTCTTGACTTCGCGCTCAAATATCTTGATCCATTTTTCGTAGGACGACGTCAGCGACGTTTGGCAAATCTTGTAATACATGTTGATTTTGAATTCCACGGATTTACTCGAGCGAAAAGCCATGGCGTCCGATTGAGGTGTCAACTCTGCCGACGGTAACTGCTGATAAAAGACGCTGTCGACGTACGTGTCAATGACGGCATCTGGTGGCGGAGGTTGGATGGCGCCTAGCGTGTAGACGCGTCGAGGTTTGACTATGACGTGCGTCGAGAATTGGACGAGAAATTCAAAGAGCTGTTTGGGTGTTTTACTGTCGGCTCCGCGTCGCAACGTTTGCAAATACTGACGCGGCTGATCGACGTCGTGTTTGTAAAAACTCTCCAGCACCTTGACGACAATGTCAAAGAAGGCGAATTTACCCGGCTCTTGGTGACAGTAGAGAAAAAAGACAAACATGTCGTAGCCGGGACGCAAATGTTCGTAGATGCCTTTCTTTTCGAGCTGTCGCATGCCCCACGTTTCACCGGTGACGCTATCGCTGCCGCACGACATGCCAAAATCGATAATGACGGGATTGAAACAATTGGAAAAAGACACGTGATATTGATCGAAAAGAATTTGCGTTTTTTTACTAGAAAAATGAATCAAGACGTTTTCCAAATGTAAATCGTAGTGCCCGAAACGGAAGGCCGATTGAGCCATTTCAAGCGCGACGCACATTTGCATGGTGAGCGTGATGAATTTTTGACGCGACATTTTCGACATGGCCGATTTGAAGGTTTCACCGTCGACGAAACGCGTCAAGTTGTAGGGTCCTGAATTGCGATGAAACGAGGCGTACGTTTCGACAAACATGGGCACGTTGAGAGCGTTGAGGTGCTGTCCGGCCACGTACTCGCGTCGGGCGTGATCAAACAGTGCCGGCTTGTTGAAATGCTTGAGAACGACGCGATGATCGACGTCGTCGTGACGGACAGTAGCCGTGTACACTCGTCCCTGCTTGTTGGTCAAATTGTTCATGGCCTGTACGCGCGTCATCCATTCGTGCATTTTGTAGGGTCGCTGGTGTCGCGGATGTTGACAGCCGTCCAAGGGACCGCACCCGCACGCGTCACTCGTTTTCATTACCAAATCTTGACAAATAGCCGGTGTCAACATGATTTTTTATTCTCTCCTCACAGTTTAATTTAGTTAAAAGTAGTCCATCATTAAGAAAACCATTACCATGATTTCGAAATCCAAATTATCCATCCTTAATGCTATCAATCAATTCATGTCGGACGACTTTTTGTTTGGCAACGTGGACCTGATCGAGAAATGGCACAGCGGCGAGACTCAGAAACGCGTGGGATTGATGTTGGGCTTGAAACAGAGAGAAGTCGTCCAGGGACCTCAGCGAAACATTAGCGCTTACCTCTTTTTTTGCGAGTCGAAACGTCGCGAGATTTTGGAAACCAATCCCGGCATCAAACCCAACAAGGTCATGATTCTTTTCGGAGAGTCGTGGCGCAATTTGAGCGACCAGGAGAAACAACCGTTTATCGACAAGGCTATGGTCGACAGGGAGCGCTACAACAAGTATTTGGAGAGTAAAGTGCGACCGAAAAAGAACGCCCGACCGAGTATTTATAATTTGTTTTGTACCGACGAACGACGCGCCATCAAAAAGGATCATCCCGACATGAACGCGTCCGACGTCAGACGAGAGCTAGGCAAAAGATGGAAGGCCGTCAAAGAAACGAATCCAGATCTTTTGAAAGAGAAATATGGATACGTGATTGAAGAGAGTCAAGATGTGGTAGGAAATCTCTAAATAATATCGTTCAACAGCTGACAAATGGCTCGATCGAATTTAGATTGATATTTGGCGACGATGGCGGCGGGTAGAGGGATGCAACGATGCTGTAAAATGAGCGACCAGTCCAACCGGTGACCGTAAATATCGATGATATCGGTGGCGAGTTCGGGTTCGCGGCTCATTTTTTTCCAATCAACCAGCGATTCGACGAGTTTCAATTTAAAGCTTTCGGGCACGTGCACGGGGAACGAGATGTGAAGCGGTAGCTGTTTAAAAAGATTCGGCCAGTCGATGGTATTTTGAAACGAGTAGTCCACCATGAGAGCGAGAGCAAATTTGTGAACGTCTGTGCGCAACAAGCGTTCACATTGATCGTACCTGGCTTGAGACATGATGAGCGCGCGCAGTCTCTCTCAAATAGCTTTATGTAGATGAAATCAAATATTTCTAAAAAATTTTCACACTTTTTTAGAAATGTATTTCTTGGGGAATAGATTTCAGAATGCGTTCGACAACGGTGGGTGACAATTCCAATTTGGTACAGAAATCCACGAGAACAATAGAGGGATTGTATTGCCGGCGAATGTAAATGAAAACAAAAGCGGCGACAATCATGTACATGCGTCGATTGATTTTCGTACGAATAAAAGCCATAATATCGGGACGATTGATGAATTTCAAAAAGGTCTCGTCCCTTTCGAGACCGATGTGTTTGAAAATCATGTCGGCCGTGTCCGAGTACGACTCGCGCAGGTAGCACAATTCGGGTATTTTTAGTTTGACTAAATTGAAGCCTTTATTGGCGAAATGATTGGTCAAGCCAAACCACCTGATGACCGTGTCGTAACTTTGAGGACATTTTTTCAGCATCAAGACGTGAAAGAGCGACGCGCAAATGATGGCTTTTCGGTAGTTTCCGCGATGAATACGTTGATTACAGGCCATGATAAAGTACTTGTTGGTCATTTCGACAATTTCCGGACTGAGATTTAAAAATTCCATTTCTTTACGAATGCCAATGTTGGCCTTTTGTTGAATTTGGTCCTGGTTGGTGTTTTGACACGTCATTTGTTGACGACAACGATTGCAAAATGTCCCGTCATTATTTTCAAAGTAGACGTGCTGACATTCAACGTCGACATGGTCGACTGGTTGAACGTCTCGATCTTTTGACGATAAATAATTTTCAAATAGACAAAACATTTCGTTTTCGTTTTTACCTTCTGCGCACGCTTTTAAGTTTCAATTTAACTCCGTAAAGCATTACGACAAGTAGGACGGCGACAGCTATAGGAATGCCGTAAGTGGACCAAGCCGACTCTTTGGCTAGGGGACGTAAATCGAACGTGATCACTCCACCGCACTGGGCTTGCTTGTAATGAAAGGGTCGTTCGAGTTGCACATGTTTATTGTGACGATGCGTCGCGATTTTAAAGTAGCCATCGTTCGGTCCCCATTGCGGGCCCCAAGTGTTGCGACAAATCCAGTAGGGAACCGATTCGTAGGTGAAAGAACTGGTTTGCACGTCGGCGGCGACACCCCAACCGACGATGACGACCGTGATGGCGCCGACGAGAGACGCGGGAGACGCGAATTTGGTGTGCGGATGATGAGTGACGACACGATCGAGATAGATGCCGTGTTCACCGAAATGACCCGACAAGAAATTGGAGTAGACCAACATACCGGCTATGACGGGTCCTTGAGTGACGATCGCTTGTTTGATGGCGTCAATGTCCGTCAGCCAGCGCACATTGTCGACGGTGGCTTGAATTTTAGAGAGACACGAGCAACGCGGCGTGGTCGACGACGACAATTGACTGACAAGTTGCGCGGCATTACCTTCGGCCGAGTGACATTTCATGCAAGGTGTGTAGTCGAACGCGGGTTCGCCGTGAACGATGCGTCGATCTTGCAGAGTCGAGACGACGGTGACGGCGAAATTGTTGGCACACGTTCCCTGATGACGGGCGACGGGAAGAGACACGTGATGACGCCAATCGAATTCGACGGGAAAGACATTTTGATGAGCAGCAGCAGCGACCGTGGCGGCAATGTACTTGTTGAATTGCAAATCGGTTTTGTAGAGACTGAAAATGGGACAATCTTCGCCGCCGTGGTCGTTGTCGCTGCGATGTTGCCGCACGATTTTATCGACGGCCGTGTGTTTGACGGGTTGCGCTGCAGGATGAGCGGGATGCAGAGGAACTACTTCTTTCGCCATGATGGAATGCGATTGTCTGGCCGGTGAGTGGGCGAGAACATCGGAAAACTGGGGCATTTGCGTCAACGGTTGACCGTGAGCGTGCGGGTAGTCACGAGGTGGTTTTTCTTTTTCGTAATGAGAGGTTTTATCCATACTTTTATTGTTCAGAGGTTGATTTCCCTGAAGCTGAGAATACGTCAGATAATTGTTCATAATTTATTCTACATTTACCTGAAATAAAAAAAGGTAAATCAGTCTCGACATTGAAACGATGCCCAGCGCATGGAACTAAAAAGAAACCCATTGTGGGTTATTTAAGCTGTGTTGCTGACAATGCCAAGTAGTCGTGGAATTGAAACGGTGACGAACGCTCGTGTTTTGAAAGTTGCATCAAACGTTCACCATGTCGGAAAATTTAGTCAGTACCATTTTAGAACTACTCAATGACTTGGTTAAAGCACAACAAAATACAGTGGACGCATTTATAGATAGAATATCTGTCAGGTATTCTCTGAACGAATTGGAACTGCGAACGTTGTGGAATGGCAGTGACCCTGATACTGTAGCGACTTTAGTCAACGACGACAACAAGTGCACTCACACGTTCACCAAAGGTCAACGTATCGGGCAACAGTGCGGTCAAAAGAATTCCGGAAACACGACGAAATGCAGCAAACACCAAAAGAAATTGAAAGAGCAACGATCGACGACCGCCGCCTCGACCACCATCACGACGTCGTCGACAACCGTGACCGACGACGGCATGCGAGACATTCCTCTGATGTTTAGTAAAATCACTAGCGTTTTGGCTTCGGATACGGAAGACTCTTCGGATTAAATTTCAAAAACACATTATATATTTTTGAAATTTTTTAATAACGACGACCCCAAGAAGCGCCCACGACTACTGGAGCTGGATTTGGAGCTGGAGCTGGAGCTGGAGCTGGATTTGGATTTGGCGGAGGTGCTGGATTTGGATTTGGCGGAGGTGCTGGATTTGGATTTGGCGGAGGTGCTGGAGCTCTCGAATTTCGTTCTTGTACAATGAGATCAATGTCAAAGACTTTTTGATTAAACGGTTTAAATTCTGAATTGATGACGGCCTTCACGTCGACGCTCATAACATCTTTAGTCAATAGATAGTTTGGTGGAATGGCCGGAGTCGTTCCCTCGGGCATGTACAATGGCATACGCATGGGATCGAGTCGCATGAGGGCCGTTTGACTGTAGGCATTTTCGACGAGATGCAACAGTTCATAGCCGACGATGGCGTCTCCGTCCAATTCCATTTGAGCTTCGCGCAAAAATTGCAACGTATTGTAGCCGCGATTGCGAGCCAATTGAGCCAGAAATTTATCGCCCGTGTCGCCGCAACCGTAGTAGACCAACGTCTTTTTAGTGACACCGTTGACGGCTCGAGTGTCGTACCTCAGAGATTTACCGGCGGCCATTTCGCCGACGAGTCGATCGAGAGCTTTGGCTTTGTAGCGAATAGTGTTGGCAAAATAGTTGAAGATTTTATCGCAACCGGGATTGTTGCTGGTCGCTCGTTTGTTGACGGCGCACACGCTGACAAAAGCATCGGCTGTAAATTCAGCCGATTCCGAATCGCGACGCAAAAACGACTGGAAATCACGACCGCCGTACAAAACGATTTGGTCGTTGGCGGCACCCAACAGTTTCATGGCGTGCACTTTGTTGTAGGCCACCAAGGTTTTACCCAACGGCAAGTAGAGTCCCGAACCGCGAACGGGATAGTAATAGGTGCCGACAAAAAGAGTCGGGTCGGCGAAAAACGAGTACATGGGTCCGAAACGAATGACTTCCAAATAGGGTCCAACTTGACCCAAAACATTGGCGTCTTGATCGAGAGTCACGCCGTTGGGTACGCGGAAAAACTGATTCGTCACATCGCGACGAGGTGTAATGGGCGTGGCTGGTTGAATTTCCGGAGGCATTTTGTAGTAGATTTCCAATTTTTGGTAGCGACCGACGAGATCGGCTTCGCTCATCGACGACCACGATGTCGCCGGTGAATTGGGATAGACGAGTTTAAAGTATTCGACCAATCGATCTTTTTCCGTAGCCGGTTTCAAAGCGCCCGAAGCGATAGCCGCTTTGACTTGATCCAATTCATTGAAAATGGGCGATTCGGGCTGTCCAAAACGGACGATATTGTTGCACGTCAACAAAACCGAATCGCCGACCCAGTTCAAGACACCGCCTTTCGTCTGACATTCCTCTTTGGATTTAAACATGATTTCTTGCGACGTGGGGAACGCGCCGTTCGGGGTCGGACCCGGTTTCGGAGGAGTGGTACCCCCGCCACCACCACCACCACCACCGGGAGTAGGACTTCCGCCGCCACCACCACCACCACCTGGAGACGGACTACTGCCGCCATCTCTACCAAAAGGGATCGTCATCCACATGAGCCAAGGAGTCACAATCATAATTATTATTATGGCGATGATTTGACTTCTTTCTAACATTTATTATTTAAAAAATCAAAGGATGGTATCGTTTTAAAATAGGATTGTATAACGGCGTCGGGGACAATGCCTGATTCTTGACATTTGGCGTCGTAAACTTGTTGGTAGCAAGCGAGAATTTCAGGCGTTTCCAACTCGATAATTTCACCATGAGTTTTAATCATGATCGTTTTAAATTTTTCGATTTGCTCCAAGTGTTGAGTGTACAGAGCGGCGATGGTGGCCATTTTGTTGCGTTTGACAATGTACGTTTCAACGGGATCTTTGGCTTTGGTTTCGTCAACGTCGTCCAGTAGCGCTTTGGTTCGATCTTGAAGTTCTCGAGTCGTGTCCTGTTCGCTGGCCTCGGCGCGTTTTCGCATCTCTTTTTCGGCCTGTTGATAGTCGTCATCGAGAACAACCTTATCGACGACTTTACCCATGATGGCTTCACAGATGGGGAAAGGACGACCGACGACGACGGTGTGAATCTTGTTGCAACTGTCTGTTTTTCTGATGATTTTTCTGGCAGCCGTAGCCGCTTCTTCTTCGGTGGCGTAGACGCCTCTAATTTTGGCGAAAGCCAACACGTTGTACTTGTTGATGCCGCCGGGAGCGGCTGGGAAAAAACTAAAAAGAGCATACTTTTGACCTTCGATGGGTGGATCTTGAACGGCGCGTTCCACCTGCGGGTAGTCGACAATGTGCAATGCGGCGCAAGCGGCTCGCGTTTCTTCCAACGTCAAAGGCGGCACAAACGGGTCCGGTTGCCATCTTTCTTTTTTCAATCTTAGACTCATTATAATAATATAATAATTTCTTAGTACAAGCTCACTTTTTAAACTCTCAATTTACAAAACAGGGAAACCCATTGTACCGCCGGCAATGCGGATAATATTGTTGACGATGACGGTGACTATAAATTCGAACGTCTGACCGAAATTGGTGCCCGACAAGACGGGGCCTGTGCCGTTACTGGCTATGATGGCGTCATCGCTAGCAGCTGGCACCAAGCTGACGTTGGACAATTTACCGTAATTGGTACTGCCCATGGGATCGAGATCGTTGAATTTCAACGAATACGAATACAAATGGTAGCCAGTGTCGGTGGGACAAGCTGGAGCGTGATAGTAGGGATTGACTAGACTGAAATAATCGCTACCCATGTTGGAAAAACGATTGGAATTCTCGTAGATGAGCGTCGTGTGCTTGATGGGATCGCGAGCGTAGCGGCTTTCGTAATCGATAGCTGTAGTAGTTGGAGTGACGACGGGAGAGGCAGTCGTGTAATTGGACCACTGATTGGCAAATGTGGAATTGCGAACCTGGAAAAAGAGGGCTTTGACGGCGTGATTGAAACGAACGTCGTAGCTAGGAACTGGATTGGCTTTGGGATTGAACGATTGACGAGGAGCGATTTGAACTTGTTCAATCAAAATGGTACGTTGAGATTTACCCATCAGAATACGTTCCTTGTTGCTGACGATGGCGTAGTTGGCCCATACTTGAACGCTTTCCAAGACGGGAGCGGCATCGATATCGACACCGACAACAGGCACGTTGACTTGAGCTCCGGCGGCGGCTGCATTGTCCAAAATGAGCAATTCTTTCCAGTCGCGGAACTGGAAATTAATGTGCATCTCGTTGTAAGGGATGGCAGCGGTGGGTAGAGAGACGCCAACATCGCGAGTGAAAAAGAAGGGTAAAACGAGATTGAGCGTTTGACTAGGAATAGTGTCTCCTGGACCGTGAGGATCGATCATGTCGCCAATGTTGCCAATCATTTGATCGTAAGCGGCGCGTTTACTAGCTTCGACAGTGAACTGAGAATAGGCATCCAAATGATAATTGTGGATGGTGTGAGCAAACAAATCGTTGAAAGAAATGCTCGTCTCTCGAATGAGATTGTGCATGAAATTTTTGGTCCAACGAAGGCGACCGTTGGCGGCAAAGCTATTGGTAATTTTGAGAGTGACGGCGGGAACGACGACGCGAAGCCACACGTGAATGAGGTAGTCACCGGCGCGACTGACGCTGACACTCCACTCTTGCCCGAAACCGGCATTGCCGTTGTTGCGCGACAACAATACGGGAATCTGAGTGAACCAAGTCGATTTCAAGGTGGAGCGGACAAAGTAAACGATGGCATCGGGTCCCGAGTACATGTACTTTTCGATCTCATCCAATGTTGCAATATCAATAAATCCTGAAGTGATATTCGATTGCGCCATTTTTTGATAATATATTTATTATAACGCCAGAATAGATTTTTGTTGATTAAAAATTCCTAGTTTAGATGTAAAGATGGATAATATCTTGGAATTTCACAAACAAATAGAAACACATTTTAAGGAGGAAATTAGTCAGCTAGAAGGGTTGACGACTCGCGAACAACAAGTGTGCGACTACCTGTCGCAACCGTGGCTCTCGGAACGCGTTCGCAGTCACTTGATTGACGATCTGGACGAGATTCGTACCACCATTAAAAATATTAATTTTATTCGTTTCTATTTCGTAGAAATTCGTTCGATTCTCAAAGAGTACGTGCAGCTGATGCAAATGCCGACGGTGAACACGTTCTTCCAGAAAGAGGACGGCACCAAGCAGCAGCATCACGCGCGTAAAACGTACGTGGTGAAAAATTTTTGGGAAATTTTTGATTGCTACAAAAAGTACTACTACAACGTCAAAGTGGTCGATCAGCAAAAAGACGATCCGAACACGTGCCAGTATTGCGGTTCGACTCTCGGCTACTTTTTCGACGAAACAGTCAACATTTGCTACACGTGCAAATCGGAGAAAGTCTACTTTATACAGTCGAGCAATACGGACACGACGCGCGTCAATCCCAAATACATTTACGATCGAAACCAACATTTTCGCGACTGCATGATACGTTTTCAGGGTAAACAAAAGAACACTATACCTCCAACTATTTTAGAAAATATTAGTAACCATTTGAGCGACTATCGGTTGACGACCATCAGTCTCAGTCACGTGTGTATGATTATGAAAAATTTAGGCTACAGTAAGTACTATGACGACTACGTGTTGATTCACCATTTGATTACGGGTCAACCTCCGTGCGACATTTCCTTCATTGAAGAGCAGCTCTTGCAAGAATTTGACATCATCAATATGGAGTTGAAGAATTTCAAGGAATTGAATAAGAAAAATTTTAATACACAATACATCTTATTTTTACTACTAAAGCATCACAATATCAACGTTCACGCTGATCATTTCATGTTGATAAAATCCAATGAAAGAAAACTATTGACAGATAAAATTTGCAAAACTATCTTTAAATCGCTAGGTTGGAAGTTTAACAGTATCCTCTGAACACACTGCACACAATGTTGTTTCGCTTCTTCAAGAAACCCTTCTCATTGACTGCCGCTACGGTACCGACCATTCACGGTTTGTACGGCGTGACCAAGAAACGTGATGGAGAACTGGTGGCCATCAACGGAGACGGATACGCGTACGACATCAACGAAAAGAGAGTGTGCCAAGTGCCGACGTTTCCTCACATGGAATTCGTGGCCTACGGCGAATACATCAAAGGCGACGAAAACAAAGACGACGTTATTTATCTGTTTGAGACCAACAGTTTTCGAGTGGATTACACGAAACGACACGATTCCCTGAAAAAATTGGTCGACAACAAGATCCTATTTCTCAACAATTGCGTCTTTACGTCGTACCCGTTCAATTACATTCGAGATCATTACGATAGCGTCGATGAGGGCTTCATTTTAACGCGAGTTCACGGCAAAAGTCCCGTGTACAAATACAAAAAGTCCAACGACACGGTCGATTTCTACATCAAAGACGGCAAATGTTGGTGCCTCATTGCTCGAGCGCAGTACGACGAATTGAACGACACGCCTCCCGATACAGACGCCAATTATTTTCTGGTCGAATTCACACCGTGCAGCGAGTATCGTGGCGAGGAAACGGATTGCGTCGTCGAGTGCCACTGGAAGGAAGATGCCAATCAAGACGCGGCGTCAACCGATAAAGTCGGAGCGTGGTACGGTTACCGCGTGCGCCAGGACAAGACGGATCAATTCAAAGCCACCGGATGCGGACCGAACAATTGGAAAACGTGCATGGATCACTATGAAAATTTCTTGAATCCATTGACATTAGAAAAAATATTTTCCTTGTTGTAAAAGAAGCATAATAAATGGGAAATGCTAAATCGACTAACGTAGCTAAAGCAGTCGTAGATATCTATTCGAAAATAGCCGCTGAAACGGTACAGACGAGCACCATTAGTACGAGTAACACGCAAATCATCAGCGTCGACGGTAGCGGTGGCGATGTCAACATTAGCGGCAACACCATCACGCAAACGGCCAAAGTCAACATGACGGTATTGATGGACAGCATCAGTAATGTCGATTCGCAAAAAAGAATCGGCGTGCAACTCGATCAATTGGCGAAATCGTTGGTGAGCGGATTGAATTTTTTTACTTTTGACGATGCCAAGAATACGGCAGAATCTATCGTGAAAAGCCAAACGACCATCAACAACGCTATCCGTCAATCGTGCGTGTTGAACGCCAACAACGTGCAAAGCATCACCATCAAGAACGTCAAAGGTAGCGTCAACATTACCAACAACGTTCTGAGTCAGATGAGCGAAATATTCGACAAGTGCGCGCTGAAAAGCGTGCTCGGCGTGAAAGCCATCGACGACGTGCAACAACGATTGAATCAGGAAGCCGAATCGAAATTGGAAGGTTTCAATTTGGCCTGGTTAGCGGCGGCCGTTTTGGCTTTCGTGCTCGTGCCCGTGCTGGTCGCGGCGCGAGTCACGTCCAACGCTTTGCGTTTCGTTTTTCCTCTCATGATCGCCATCGGAGGCGTGTTTTTTGCCTTGTACTTTACCCTAGGAAAAACGTACATGAAATCGTCCAATTACACGCGACCGTTCAGAGACACCTGTACCGGTAATGTGGACGGTAGCGTTCCAAGGACGACTATCGTTCGGCAAGCCATGGATGCGTGCCTGAAATCGTCATCGTGTCGCGTCGTCGACGCTCGTCTGACGGAAACGGGTGGCACCGTCGCCAAACAAGTGCCCGAAATCACTTTCTACAAGAGCGGCGACGGATGTAAATTTCAGTTTTACCCGCAAGGAGTCGTTCAATTGGCCGCCGTTGACGTTACCGCTGTTAAAACTACCGATAGATACCAATGGTTGCTCTACGTAGGAATCACTATGATTATCGGCGGATTACTGGGAACAATCATTCAACGAGTCAGAAATAATGGCAGTAGCAGTAGTAGTACAAGTTTGACCACGAGTGAATTGACGTCGTTTCCTTCGATAGAATAAAGATTCGAATCTCTCAGAAAGTGATTTGAATCTAAGCGCCACCTAAATAGTAGGCTTGAAACATGTTGCAATTTTCCAAAACGTCGAAATCCTGCGGCAACGAATTGGTCATAAAATACGCCGACACGTAATCGGTGGATCCATTCAAAACAAAAATAGCGTCGACTTTAGCCGTAAATGTTGTCAAATTACTTTGCGTGGAATTATTCCACGAATTGACGTCTTGCCACAAGGGATTCATGGCCGCATTTTGAGCCAAACAAAAATGAATACGATTACCGCCCAATGTTCGAGGAGCCCAAGCAGTCGCGCGAATCGACCACACGCCGGCTTTTTTAGGTTGAAATTTTCCACTAGCATACCAGCCGCCGGTAGTGTCGTAACGTTTGGTAAAGTACGACGCCAAAGTCCACGTATTGGCTACAGCATTAAAATAAGCAAACACGTTGGTGTACTGGAGATACAACAAACTGGTTGAAGTCGCGCTTTGATTGGAAGTCGAACAGCACGTTTCAAGCTGAGCGGAAGTGAAACCGGCACCCACTAAATTACCATTAGCATCCAACATCAACAACGTATTAGCCGGAGCCGTCGATTTCTTTTGAAAAGTCGAATCTATTTTACTAGATGACCACAATGAAGTGGTAGACGGAGCACCCAATAAGCCGGAATCTTTAATATCGGATTTCAAGAGGACGTTGTTGGTGGCGGCGAGAGCATTGGAAGCTTGCGTGCAGCACGCGTTGATAAATGTGGGAGTCAAGCCGCTGTCGACTAAATTACCGCTAGCATCGGGCATCAGCAGAGCGTTAGCCGGCGCCGTCGTCTTTTTCTGATAGGTCGCATCGATTTTGCTGGACGAATACAATTTCGTGGCAGAAGTGGACGTGTCGACGATATCCGTTTTCAACAACGAATTATTGCTAGCAGCGAGAGCGTTGGAAGCTTGCGTGCAGCACGCGTTGATAAACGTGGGAGTCAAACCGCTGTCGACTAAATTACCGCTAGCATCGGGCATCAGCAGAGCTTTGGCCGGAGCCGTCGTCTTTTTCTGGAAAGTGGCATCGATCTTGCTGGACGAATACAATTTCGTGGCTGACGTGGACGTGTCGACGATATCCGTTTTCAACAAAGAGTTGGTGGCGGCATTGGCGGCCTGAGCGCAACACGCCTCTATAGATGTTTTCGTCAAACCACTATCTACTAGATTACCGCTAGCGTCTGGCGTTAGAATAGCATTAGCGGGAGCCGTAGTTTTCTTTTGATACGTGGCATCTATTTTGCTAGACGAATACAGTTTCGTAGCGGATGTGGACGTGTCGACAATATCGGTTTTTAGTAAAGAGTTATTGCTTGTAGCTAGAGCGTTGGAAGCTTGCGTGCAACACGCGTTGATGAACGTCGGTGTCAAGCCGCTGTCCACTAGGTTGCCGTTGGCGTCAGGCATGAGCAAAGCATTGGCTGGCGCGGTGGTTTTCTTTTGATAGGTGGCATCGATTTTGCTCGACGAATAGAGTTTGGTAGCCGATGTCGAAGTGTCGACGATATCGGTTTTCAATAGGGAATTGGTAGCGGCATTAGCGGCTTGCGTGCAGCACGCTTCGATAGATGTTTTCGTCAAGCCACTGTCGACTAAATTTCCGCTAGCGTCCGGCATGAGAATAGAATTAGCAGGAGCTGTCGTTTTCTTTTGATAGGTGGCATCGATTTTGGTTGAACTGTACAATTTAGTAGCCGATGTCGAAGTGTCGACGATATCCGTTTTCACTAGAGCGTTTGTGCTGGCCGTCAACGCGTTGGAAGCTTGTGTGCAACACGCGTTGATGAACGTCGGTGTTAAGCCGCTGTCCACTAGGTTGCCGCTAGCGTCAGGCATGAGCAAAGCATTGGCTGGCGCGGTAGTTTTCTTTTGATAGGTGGCATCGATTTTGCTCGACGAATAGAGTTTCGTCGCTGATGTGGACGTGTCGACAATATCGGTTTTCAATAGGGAATTGGTGGCGGCACTGACAGCTTGCGTGCAGCACGCTTGGATGGCTGTGGGTGTCAGTCCGCTGTCGACTAAATTACCGCTAGCGTCGGGCATCAGCAAAGCATTGACCGGTGCTGTCGTTTTCTTTTGATACGTGGCATCGATTTTGGATGAACTGTACAATTTAGTAGCCGAAATGGACGTGTCGACAATATCGGTTTTCAATAAGGAATTGGTGGCAGCACTGGCAGCTTGCGTGCAACACGCTTGAATACCGGCTGGTGTCAATCCGCTGTCCACTAGGTTGCCGCTGGCATCGGGAACCAAGATTGCGTTGGCCGGCGCTGTCGTCTTTTTTTGAAAGGTGGCATCGATTTTGGAAGAACTATAAAGTTTGCTAGTGGACGTTGTCGTGTCGACGATATCACTTTTTAATAAGGCATTGGCTACAGCTGTAGTGGCGTTGCTGGTTTGTTGGCAGCAGGCGCTAATGAATGCCGGCGTGATGCCGCTGTCGACTAAATTACCATTGGCATCGGGCATGAGCAAAGCATTAGCCGGAGCTGTCGTTTTCTTTTGATACGTGGCATCGATTTTGCTTGACGAATAGAGTTTCGTCGTGGAAGTGGACGTGTCGATGATATCTGTTTTCAAAAGCGAATTAGCGGCAGCACTGGCAGCTTGCGTGCAACACGCTTGAATACCGGCTGGTGTCAGCCCGCTGTCCACTAGATTGCCGCTGGCGTCAGGCATCAAAAGCGAGTTGGCTGGCGCGGTCGTCTTTTTGGCATAAGTAGCATCGATTTTACTCGACGAATAAAGTTTGGTAGTCGATGTGGACGTATCGACAATGTCGGTTTTCAATAAGGAATTGGTAGAGGCACTGACTGCCTGCGTGCAACAAGCTTGGATGGCTGTCGGTGTCAGTCCACTGTCCACTAGGTTACCGTTGGCGTCGGGCATGAGCAGCGAGTTGGCTGGCGCTGTCGTCTTTTTGGTATACGTCGCATCGATTTTAGCCGAACTGTAGAGTTTGTCAGTGGCCGTGGACGTGTCGACAATATCGGTTTTAAGTAGGGAATTGGTGGCGGCACTGACAGCTTGCGTGCAGCACGCTTGGATGGCTGTCGGTGTCAGTCCACTGTCGACTAGGTTGCCGTTGGCATCGGGAACCAAGATTGCGTTGGCTGGCGCCGTGGTTTTCTTTTGATACGTGGCATCGATTTTAGAAGAACTATAAAGTTTGGTAGCCGAAGTGGACGTGTCGACGATATCACTTTTCAATAAAGCGTTGGCCACAGCGGTAGTAGCGTTGGTGGTTTGTTGGCAGCAGGCGCTAATGAAAGCCGGAGTGATGCCGCTGTCGACCAAGTTACCGTTAGAGTCGGGCATGAGTAACGTATTGGCCGGCGCCGTGGTTTTCTTTTGATACGTCGCATCGATTTTGGATGAACTGTAGAGTTTATCGGTAGATGTCGACGTGTCAATAATATCGGTTTTCAATAAGGAATTGGTGGCGGCATTGACAGCTTGCGTGCAACACGCTTGAATACCGGCTGGTGTCAATCCGCTGTCCACTAGGTTGCCGCTGGCGTCAGGCATCAAAAGCGAGTTGGCCGGCGCTGTCGTTTTTTTGCTATACGTAGCATCGATTTTGGACGAACTGTAAAGTTTGTCAGTAGATGTCGATGTATCAACAATATCGGTTTTCAGTAAGGAATTGGTGGCGGCACCGACAGCTTGCGTGCAGCACGCTTGGATGGCTGTAGGAGTGAGGCCACTGTCGACTAAATTTCCATTGACGTCGGGCATGAGCAACGAATTGGCTGGAGCGGTCGTTTTCTTTTGATAGGTGGCATCGATTTTACTTGACGAATAGAGTTTAGTAGCCGAAGTGGAAGTGTCGACGATATCGCTTTTCATCAAAGCATTGGAAACGCCAATTTTAGCGTCAGCCGTTTCTTGGCAACAAGCACTGATGAAAGCCGGCGTAATGCCGCTGTCGACCAGATTACCATTGGCATCTGGCATGAGTAACACATTGGCTGGCGCCGTCGTCTTTTTGGTAAACGTAGCATCTATTTTAGAAGAACTGTAGAGTTTATCGGTAGATGTCGACGTGTCGACAATATCGGTTTTCAATAAGGAATTGGTAGCAGCATTAACAGCTTGCGTGCAGCACGCTTGGATGGCGGTAGGAGTTAGGCCACTGTCCACTAGATTGCCGTTGGCATCGGGCATGAGAAGCGAATTGGCTGGTGCTGTCGTTTTCTTTTGATACGTCATGTCGATTTTGGAAGAACTGTAAAGTTTATCGGTAGATGTCGATGTGTCGACAATATCTGTTTTCAATAAGGAATTGGTAGCAGCGCCAACGGCTTGCGTGCAACACGCTTGTATGGCACTAGGCGTCAGTCCACTGTCCACCAAATTACCGTTGGCGTCGGGCATGAGTAAAGCATTGGCTGGAGCGGTGGTTTTCTTTTGATACGTCATGTCAATTTTCGAAGAACTATAAAGTTTATCGGTAGCCGTAGACGTGTCGACGATATCGACAATTTTCAACGATTCATTGGCGGCTGTTATAGCGGCCGTGCAACACGTGGTAATAGCCAAAGGCGTGAGACCGCTGTCGACCAGATTACCGTTGGCGTCGGGCATGAGTAGCGAGTTGGCTGGCGCTGTCGTCTTTTTGGTATACGTGGCATCGATTTTGCTGGACGAATACAATTTGTCGGTGGCCGTGGACGTGTCGACGATATCTGATTTCATGAGTCCATTGGCTGAACCGGTAGCGGCTTGAGCGCAACAATTTTGAAGAAATTGTGGAGTGAACCCGCTGTCGACGAGATCGCCTTTAGCGTCGACGACGACGATAGCATTGGCAGGAGCGATAGCTTTCTTCTGGAACGTGTCGTCAATTTTCAGAGACGAATACAATTTAGTCGCCGAGAGGGACGTGTCGACGATATCTGATTTGAGTAGCGAGTCAGAAGCGGCGTTGGCAGCTTGCGTGCAACACGCTTGAATAGCCGCCGGCGTCAATCCACTGTCAACCAGATTGCCGTTGGCATCGGGCATGAGGAGAGCGTTAGCCGGAGCCGTGGTTTTCTTTTGAAACGTGGCGTCTATCTTGGGAGCGCTGTACAACGCGTTGCCACCGCCGTCAATAATATTGCTCGGCGACAAAGCGTTGCGAGCCGTTTCGCAGCACGCATTGACGATAGTGGGCGTCAGTCCGCTGTCGACTAAATTTCCGTAGTCGTCCATCATGAGTAAATGTTGAGAACCGGCGACAGCTCGTCGTTGGTAATTGGTATCAATATAATTGGAACTGAACGTGGTAGTGTAGTCGACGATCGTGTCCTTGATTTTATCGCAACACGAAGGCAAACTGTAGGGTGTGGTAACGATATCGCCGTTGGTATCGGTCGATAAAATACTATTGGCCGGCAATGTCACCATTTCCAGTGCGCCAGTATAGGCGTTGTACGTGACTGGTCGTTGGGTGACACTTGTTTCCGGTTTTTTAACGTACGTGGCATCCGTTTTCAAACTGCTGTAAAGACCATCGGATTTAGGCTGAACGTCGTCGATTAACGCTTTAATACTTTCGCAACACGACGTGATGAAAGGAATACCGATTTGTGAACTGGAAACGTTGCCGACGGCATCGGCGACTAAAATGGCGCCCGGTTCCAATTTAGTTCGTCGCAGAAAATTCTTGTCGGTAAAACTACTGCTGAACGTGTTGGTCAAACTAGCCGTCGTGTCATTGATGATTTTTTGAGGGCAACATTCGGCGAGTTCTTTGGTTTTCACCGACGACGAAATGAGAGCACCAGTCACGGGATCGGTGACGACGACCCGATCGGGAACTAAACTCAACATTTGACCTTCGGGACCAGTCTTTTTAAAGTAGGCGCTAGTGTAAATAGCCCCAGATAATACCAACATAACCAAAGCCACAAAGAGAGCTAATTTAGCCGTTTCATTCATTTATTGATATATACAATTAATTTAATGGTAATGAGACAATCCGACTAAAACAGTTTCATAGAAATAATTTTTTTATGAAACTCTATTCATTATTAATCGAAATATAAAATAGAGGTTTTTTCGTGGTCATGTGTCCGTAAATAGGATCTCCTTGATAGTGAAAACCGCACGCATTGGAAGCATCGATAAGATAGTTGAGGTGATGAAGTTGGATAATTTTCTCGACGTATTTACACTTGTCCGATTTGAAACTGAAAATACAAAAGTAATCATCAGAAAGACCAAACATGAGCGGAGGCAAATGTTCGCAAGCGTACAGTGTACCTTTGATGAAGAGAAATTTACCTGCGTAAAACGAGTTTGAAAAGTCTTCCGTACGCCGATTGACGTGAAACGTGACGCGAGCACCGTGATGCGTCAAATAAGCATTACGAATATTGTAGGGTACATCTTTTCTGAAGATGGAAATGGCGTTGTAAGGCGAACGGTCGCTAGAGATTTTATCGACCCAACAATTGATGGGAAATTTGTAAACGTGACCATAAGTGTTTTCTATGACGGTAAAAGTGGATTCAAACCAGCGAATATCCGGTATGGATGTTTTTATAAAATTTTGATAGTTTTTATAGACGTGCAATTTGTTGACGTTCAAAACGAGTTTGGCATTTTCCTTGACAACGGTCGTGTTTTTGAAAGGCGTCGATATTTGAAGATCGCTTTCCTTGTCGTAAATGACACTGCCGTACAAATGACAATAGCGTTCGAGCCCGACAATGAGATCGCTGGGTTTACGTATGGCCGCGCAGACGACACCGACGTCGTGTTGCGGCAAAATGAAACGATCGCGTTGGAGAGCGGGTTGAGTCAAATCGACCACCTGGTCGTACATGCAATCGCAAAATTGTTGAATGGCTTTTAAAATGGGATGCTGAGGTGCTTGACGAGCGATAATCTGATAGAGATGTAAACAGAAATATTGTATTTCTACAGTGAGCAGTTTAGAGCGAGTGTCTCTAGTTGTCTTGAAGAGTTCCGATATGGCTGGTGTTCGACTGAAATTGTGCGGCGCACACTGGAAATCGCCTCTCAAATGAGGATCGATACTGTGTCGCAAATCCATGGTGCAAAATCCAAAGTCGATCAACCTCGCTTCATATGCCATGTGAGGCAGATAAATGCCTCGTTTTTTATTGGCGTCGGCCAAAAGAAATGACGACGTCGATTTGGCCACCATCACGTTACGTAAATGAACATCAAAGTGTACCATTCCCAAATATTGCTTGATAATGTAAAAAGAATAGGTTAACTGGAAAAGAAATTGAATGACGTAGTCGACGGTGAGATGCGGTAAAAAAGTCATGACTTCATACGAGTAGCGTTCTATGAAGAGAACGTAATCTTTGTCGACAATGTTGGCACTGATGTAGTTGCAGAGAAAAGGACAGACTTTCATTTTGTTCAAATAGGAAATGAATGGGCAAAAATAAATTTCAGCCAAATCAAAGTCGAGCAACCAAACGCCTTCAAACAAAAGAGCCGATTGTTTGAAACCGTTATTGTTCATTTTGACGATGACATCAGCTTGTTTGCGGTCTACCACCTTGTGACCGTTGATTTCTAATTCGTAAATGGCTCCAAAGCCTCCCTTGGTGAGAGGAACTAGGCGATAGAGACCGCGTTTCCAAAAGTACTCAAAATCTTTATTAGTTAGACTGTTAATGGCTGTAGCGACATTATTAAAAAAAGAAGCAAACATTTTATCGAGAGAAAAGCAGTAAATAGTATTCATGATGCAACTCGTTTATTGAGAAAAAAAATTTTCATTCATCGTTCAAAAAAACCGTAACAAAAGCGGTAATATTGGTATTGCAGCGAGGGCAGATGCCGTACTGACAAGCGCAGGTGGCGCAGAGAAACGAACATCCGCACGGTAGGAGAACGGTGTCTGCAGTGTTGGGACATTCGTCGCAAAGAGTGGCGTCATTCACCGAGATTCGCGTACGTTGGTCGTGCAGAGGACAAAAAAGGGCGTGTTCATCGATAGAGTTGCAGACAAAGCAAACGTTTTCGTTGCACGAAGCGTGACGAAAAAAGCCTTTAGAAGCTAAATGCAAATAATTGGGATCTCTGTTATAAGAGATGAAGCGCAATTCAAATTTGGCCCACGCCGGATGATTCATCTGCATCGGATAGGCTAAAAAGTTAAAATTTTAAAATAATCAGCAGGTTGGCGACAGAGCGGACAGTGGTCGACATTTAGAGCACAATTGGGACAACAAACGACATGTTTGCAGGGAAAAAGAATGGTGGCGGCTTCGAAACAAACGACGCACGTCGAGCGAGACTTTTTACCTGGCACGTGTTGGTAAAAAATACAACTCGACGAATGAGAGTCAACGTTGCCACAGTAAATACATAATTTCTGGATCCAAATGTCTTTCACGGTGGCTTGCAACATGGCACCGAATGATTCCATCATAAACATTTCACCTACAATCTGCGTCGAAATTCCCGTCATGCCGCAGTTGCAGACTTTAAAAAAGATGGGCGTCGATTTATAGGGAAATATATAGAGACATTGCAATTGGGATTTGAGACATTTCAAGCAATTAAAAACTACGTAAGCAGAATGTGATTGATAGAAGCCACACGAGGCGGCGGACGAGTCGATGGTTTTCGCTCGATTGTCCACCGACATGAAATACTTGAAAAAAGGGGAACGAAATCGCGAAAACCCTACACACACACACATACACACAGATACACACAGATAAGTAAAAGTTCAACATAGCAGCAAAACAACAGTAAACTCACCCAAAGAATTTAAATAAGGACAGCAATCGCAAGATGTCAACGATGAAAACGTCGTCGTCGACATCATGGCTCCAGCCGAAAAAGGAGCTAAAGCAGTCGAAGCCATAAAAGCAGCTGGCGGAGTAGAAATGACTGGAGCAGGCATGGTTATGAGTATGGTAGCGAAAATGCGGACCATTTTATACGCAGTTGTGGATCGAAATCGTCATGACAATGCAAAAACCCAACAAAAATTGTCATGACAACGGGAAATAGCCACAGAAATTGTCATGACTACGGAAAATAGCCACAGAAATTGTCATGACTACGGAAAATAGCTACAGAAATTGTCATCACTACGGAAAATAGCCACAGAAATTGTCATGACAACAACGATAACGCGTAGCAAACGGCGAGGAAAACGTTGGAAACTTGAAGCAAAACGTTTACACTTTTTTGCTAAGGAAATGTTGCAAAACGTTTACACTTTTTGCTCTGGAAATGTTGCAAAACTTTACACTTTTTGCTCTGGAAATGTTGCAAAACTTTACACTTTTTGCTCTGGAAATGTTGCAAAACTTTACACTTTTTTGCACTTTTTTTTGCTCTGGAAATATTGCAAAACGTTTACACTTTTTGCTCTGGAAATGTTGCAAATCGTTTACACTTTTTGCTCTGGAAATGTTGCAAAACGTTTACACTTTTTTGCACTTTTTTCTCTGGAAATGTTGCAAAACGTTTACACTTTTTTGCTCTGGAAATGTTGCAAAACGTTTACACTTTTTGCTCTGAAATCCGGTGTGTCACACAAAGAAACAATGTTTTCACAAACTTTAGGAAATCCAGTGTGTCACACAAAGAAACAATGTTTTCACAAACTTTAGGAAATCCGGTGTGTCACACAAAGAAACAATGTTTTCACAAACTTTAGGAAATCCGGTACGTCAAACACACAAAACAGTGTTTTCCCAAAACTTTTCCTGTTTGTCACGTGATTTGTCAGGGAATACTCGAGCAAAATACGAAAAGCCGCACGGAAGTTGGAACAAGTGATTTTTTCCGTGGAATCCAAGAAAAACTTGTTCCCAAAACTTTTTCTGTTTGTCAAGGAATACTCAAGCAAAATACGAAAAGCCGCACTGACGTTGGAACAAGTGAATTTTTCCCAAAAATCCAAGAAAAACTTGTTCCCAAAACTTTTTCTGTTTGTCACGTGACCGTCAGGGAATACT